GCGAATTCAAAACTTGTGAAGACTGTCCGCTTAGACACAAGGCCTTTTTGTGTGGTGTATATCTAACCAAATACATAAAAAATGAGCTTGCATCTGCGGCAACAGGCACAAGCTCGGAGATATTGAAAAATATCAATTCAACACACCTTGATGATAGCACAAAAGAGCAGATTTGTCAAGCATACGAAACCGCTGATGAAGCTTGCTCAAATATACTTACTGTCTATGAGGGAATGTCAGAATGTGAGCAGAGAGCCTTTGATATCGGAGAGGCATACGGAAAAATATTCGACACAAGATGTAAGCTTGAAGAACTGAGAGGCGGTGACGGCAATGAACATTAACGCAAAGAAAGCTCAGGACAAGCTGTCGCAGGAGCTGTCTGCCGCTAAGCTTGGCAAGTATGCGCAGGCGGTCGCAAAGCCTACTCTTGAGGTCCTCAAAACTTTCTGTGAGCAGAACGAGGAGTTCGCTCAGGCGGTCCTGCAGACGGACAGGACTTTCGCTGAGTGTGCAGAAAACGCTGTTAAGGGTGCAGGGGGAAGTATCTCGGATATCGAGGTCTACCGCAGAGCTGTAAGATTTTACTTCAAGGGTGCGGACGTTCATTTCAATATGACTATCGACCTGGGCGACGGCTCGGACAGCGAAGAAACAGCAAAACCGCCTGTCAGCTTGTCACTTGACAGCTTGCTTGACTTCTGAGGTAGCAGTATGAAAAAGACAAGAAAAGAGGCTCTTATCTACTGCTTTCCTGCGGTGGATAAAGAGCTTATGGATAAGATGAAAGGCAGAGGTGCTAAGAATTATGTGGTGTTCCTCACAAGGGGTGCTGAGCTTTTTGCACGTTGCTTTCACCGATACTCAACGGGTGACCTTGTGGAAAGACAGCGGTATGTGTTTGCCCGTGACGGATCTGTGAGATACGGCAGTGATAACGGCATAAACTGGGCTGTGCGTAATGACTTCCGTGAGCCTGTTTTTTGCAAGTGCTGTATGGGATATAACTACGATAATTCCTATTCGGTACTGAACATCAAAGCCATAGACAAATCGGATATGCGGTATAGTCAGTATCAGCATTATCACGGCAATATGCTTATATGCTATCTTCACGCATATTGCAAGCACCCTAATCTTGAGTATCTTATGAAACAAGGCTATGACGTAACAAGCGTGAGATACACAGGTTGGTGGGGATATCAGGAAAAGTTCCTGCTCTCTCAGCGTGTGAACTGGAAAAGTAATGACCTGCTGAAAATGCTCGGACTGAACAAGACGGAGTTCAAGGCACTAAAAGGCAGTGAACATCTGTGGGAGCAGTATCTTGACTATCGTGAGGAATATCCAAAGCTCAGACCTGAGGATATCCTGAATATCGCAGAGGTATTTAAGGGCGAACACGGCACTCTTGAACGCCTTGTGAGGATAACAGGGCTTACACCGCAAAGGGTGGCACGATACATACACGAGCAGAAGATGACACCTCTTGATTACAGCGACTATCTGGAGCAGTGCGAAACGCTGGAGTATAACATTCACGATACAATGATAGCATTGCCACACGATTTCTGGACAATGCACAACAGACTCACTCAGATCATCAACTATGAGTATGACGAGCTTGTTTTGCAGAACTTCACGAAAAGGCTTGCAGAGCGTGTCTGCCTTGAATTTTCGGCAGACGGCTTGCTTGTCAGACAGCCACACAGTTTGAAAGAGATAGAGGACGAGGGCAGGATACTTTCCCATTGTGTGGGCGGATATGCAGAACGCCATGCTATGGGAAAGCTAAGTATAATGTTCCTGCGGAAAGCCTCTGAACCTAACAAGCCTTACTATACTGTTGAGGTGAGCCAATACGGCGGTATCGTGCAGTGCAGAGGGTATAGGAACAACGTGGTACAAAACGGCGGCGAGGACAAACCGCAGGAGATAAAGGACTTTGAACAGAAGTATCAGCGGTATCTTGACAGGGTGTTCGATGAGAAACGAAAGGAGCGTAAAACAGCATGAACGAACTATCGGCAGAATATATCAGGGCGGCTGAGCTTGACCGCAGGATAAAGACCTCAGCTCAGCTTGCACAGCAGAGCCTTTACGATATGTGTATGGGCTTTAAGGAAATGAGGGACAGCAGGCTTTACAAGGAGCTTGGGTATTCGGAATTTAATGATTACTGTAAATCTGAAACAGGCTTTTCGGATAGACAAGTATATAACTACATTTCGATTGTTGAGAAGTTGCCGAAAGAATTAGTGAACTCGAGTTCACTAATTGGAGTAAAGAAACTAACACTTCTCACCAAGCTTTCTGAGGACGAACGTTCTGAACTTACCGAGAACACCGACCTTGAAAATACATCAGTAAGAGAGCTTGAAGAAAAGGTCAAACAGCTTAAGATCAAGGCTGACAAGGCAGATATGCTCAGTCACAGGCTTGAGGATATGAACAACATCTGCGATACGATCTCGAAACAGAGAGATAAGGCAGACAGGCGAATACGTCAGCTTGAAGCCGAGATAAAGGAGCTTGAGAGCCGTCCTATCGAGGTAGCTGTGGAAACGGACAGTAAAGAGGTGGCAAACCTTAAAGACGCTATGCGGCGTGTTGATCTTGACTGGTCGGAAAAATATTCAAAGCTTGAAGAGGACAGCCTGAAAGACCGCAGAGAGCTTTTGCAAAAAGCTGAGCAGGCTGAAAAGGACAAGCAGGAAAAGCTTTCACAGCTTCGTGAGGAGCTTGACAGAACTAAGGCGGAGTATGAGAAAAAGCTTACGGGGAAGACGGAGATCCCGTCAACGCAGGACGATAAAGCCATATTCAAGGCTTATCTTTCCACCGCTGTTGACAGCGTAACAAGGCTCGTGGGCTTTGTGAACGAGCATAATGACAGCGACAATTACGGACTTTTCACACAGAAAGCAAGACAGCTTGCGGATATAATCAATTCAAAACTGGAGGTATAAAAATGAAACTTTATGAGCTTACAAACGATTTTCAGAGGCTTTTTGACAGCCTTGAGGATATGACGGAAAATGCCGAGCTTACGGCAGAGGAAAAGGCTGAGGCTGAAAAAGTGTGGTTTGATACCCTTGAATGCGTTGAGGCTGAGTTTACAGACAAGGCGGAGAACGTTGCGGCTTATGTTAAGGTGCTGAACAGCGAGGCGAAAATGCTTGAAGCAGAGGAGAAAGCCCTCAAAGCAAGACGTGAGCAGAAGGTCAAGCAGGCAGAGAGCCTTAAAGCGTATCTTATGAACAGTATGCAGAGGGTCAACCTTAACAAAATAGAGGGCGTTATGGCTAAGATAAGCATTACAAAGGGCAGGGAAAGCACCGAGATAACAGACCCGAAAGCCTTTGTGGAGTGGGCAAAGGTCAATGATGACAGCCTGCTGAAATACAAAGATCCTGACATAAGCAAGACGGCTGTCAAGGCGGCTATTGAGGCAGGCAGAGAGATCCCCTATGCGGCAGTTGTCCGCAGACCGGGACTGACCATAAGATAAGGAGGAAAAGAGAATGGGACTTGCGATACTTGTATTAGGCTTTTCGGGAAGCGGCAAATCTGCTTCCCTGAGAAATTTCAAAGAGGACGAGCTTGCTCTTGTGAACGTGAACGGAAAACAGCTTCCGTTCCGCACACAGTTTAAGTCAACGATACATACCGACAATTACGGTGAGATAGAACGCTTTATGAAAGCTCAGACGGCAAAGTCCATAGCCGTTGACGATAGTCAGTATCTTATGGTGAACGAGTTTATGCGCCGTGCAAAGGAAACGGGCTATCAGAAGTTCACCGACATTGCAAAGAATTTCTGGGAGCTTGTGAGAAGCGTTGAAATGCTTCCCGAAGATGTTATCGTGTATTTTCTCAATCACCTTGATACAGGCGAGGACGGCAGGCAGAAAGCTAAAACTATCGGCAAGCTGCTTGATGAGAAGATAACTGTCGAGGGTATGTTCACAACCGTGCTTAAAACTGTTGTGGTTGACGGCAAGTATCTTTTCGCAACTCAGACGGACGGCACTGACACCTGCAAAAGTCCTATCGGGCTGTTCGACAGTATATACATAAGCAACGATCTGAAACTTGTTGATGAAGCGCTGAGGACATACTATCATCTTGCAGACGAACATATCTGCTCAGAGTGCGGAAAGACGATAATGTCAGACGGCAAGCGTACAGTTCAGCAGATAATAGACGGCTCGATGAAGAATTACGGCAAACAGCTTTGCATGAAATGCGTTCTGAAAAGGGTAAAGGCGGCGAAGTCCAATGAAGCTGAGAGCGTATCAGAATGAGCTGGTGGAGCAGGTAAGGCAGGCTTGGCGTGCAGGGTATAAAGCACCCTGCATAGTCCTGCCCTGCGGTGGCGGAAAGTCCTGCATTGTGGCTGAAATGGCTAGGCGAACGACCTTTAACGGCAAGAGAGTGCTTTTTCTCGTCCACCGCCGTGAGCTTGTGGAGCAGATAAAAAAGACGTTTATTCGCTGGGGCGTTGATATGAAACTCTGCGAGGTGGGTATGGTGCAGACTATTACAAGACGGCTTAAAAAGCTTGCCAGACCTGCACTTATCATAACTGACGAAAATCATCACAGCCTTGCTCAGTCCTACAAACGCATATACGAATACTTTTCAGACGTGCCGAGAGTGGGCGTTACAGCGACTCCTGTCCGCCTTAATGGTGACGGGCTTGGTGATGTGAACGATAAGCTTATCATTGGCGTATCTGCAAAATGGCTTATTGATAACAGTTGCCTTGCACCCTATGACTACTATGCCCCTGACGTTGCCGACCTTACAGGACTTCACGTTTCTCACGGGGAATATATGGCGGCGGAGATAGAGAAAGCTATGGTGAAAAATACTGTTTTCGGCGACGTCATAAAGTATTACAAACAGTTAGCAAATGGCAAAAAAGCGGTCTGCTACTGTGCTTCCGTCAGGCATTCTCAGCGAACGGCAGAGGTGTTTAATGAAAACGGCATAAAGGCGGCACACATTGACGGCTCGACCCCAAAGGCAGAACGTGACAGCATTATCTCAGCTTTCCGCAGGGGAGATATAACGGTGTTGTGCAACGTTGACCTTATCTCAGAGGGCTTTGACGTTCCTGACTGCGAGTGTGCCATACTCCTGCGACCCACCAAGAGCCTTACTCTTTACATTCAGCAGGCTATGAGATGTATGCGGTATCGCCCAAATAAAAGAGCCGTCATAATCGATCACGTTGGCAACTATGCAAGGTTTGGTATGCCTGACGATGACAGGGAGTGGAGCTTGGAGAAAAAGCCTAAAGCTCAGCATAAAAAGCAGGAGCAGAGCGACAAGGTGAAACAATGCCCCGAATGTTTCTATACTTTCTCTGCTCCTCCTGCGGGGGTGAAAGTATGCTGCCCTCACTGCGGATATGAGTTTCCCACAGCCGAGAGAAAGCTTGAAACTGACAGCAGCGTGGGTCTTGTAAAGGTGGAGGGATTTAAGCTTGACTTTTCAAGTCCTGCCGATTGTCATACCTATCCCGAACTTTTGCAGTATGCGAAAAGTCACGGCTACAAATCAGGCTGGGCGTATTATCAGGCAAGGCAAAGGGGGCTTATAGGTTGACGGAAGAACATAGGATACAAAACGAGATACGCTGTGCGGTGTCGCCCTACTGCACTGTCTTTCGTGTGAACGTGGGCGAGGGCAGGACAGCTGACGGCAGATATTTCACCACAGGCGTGCCGAAAGGTTTTTCAGACCTGTTCGGCGTAAGGCATAAGGACGGCAGAGCTGTCTTTATCGAAGTCAAAACAAAGTCGGGGCGAGTTCGTCCTGAGCAGAAGAAGTTCATAACAAAAATGCGTGAGTGCGGAGCATTGGCAGGTATATGCCGCTCAGCAGAGGACGCAGTAAATTTACTAATGGAGGAATAAAAAATGGGATTTAAGTCAAATCAATCAGAGGCATTTCAGAACGGATTAAAGCCTGAGGGCGATTACGAGTGCATCATAACCGCTATCGAGGAGCACACAACAAAGAAAGGCTCGGTGGGTCTTAACTTCACGCTGGTCATCAGAAATGACGTGCAGGGGCAGAAATACGGCAACTCCTGCCTGTTTCACACCATATGGAAAAAGCATGAACCTAACGAGAACGATATGCAGGTGGAGGGCTACAATTTTGCTCAGCTTATGGCAATGGGCAAGGCGGCTAAGCTTCCCGACGGCAAGGAGTATGACAGCCTTAAAGCATACTGCACCGACCTGCTGAACAAGTGCATAAGGGTAGATCTCACGCACGAGGAATGGAACGGTAAAGAGCAGGAACGCATTAATTTTGTCAACCCTACAAAGTATCCTGAGTGCAAGCATAAGTTTAAGTCCTCTGCACCGAAGGCGGACAGCTTTGCAACTAAGCAGACGGGCTTTGCAACGCCTAAGACAAATACGCAGGCTGACAGCGCCATAGGCTCCCTTGAAGATTTTGAGGACGTGCTTACAGATGACGGCGTGCCGTTCTGATTTCTGAGAAAATCGAAAAGTCATAGTGCTTTTGCATAAAAACGCAGATGATATTTTGTGCAAACAAATGATTTATATTTTAATTTGGCAACATTTCTGCAATTGTTGCATTTTTAATGCAACAAAAGTGGTGATTTTCGGGGATAAGTGAAAGGCTTTGACTTTTCAAAATTTATGTTAGGAGTTGGATATATGTACGAACAAATACCGCAGGAGATTAAAGCCCTGCCAAACTGGATATGCTGGGACGCTGTGCCTGATGAAAAGAGAGGGAAGATAAAGAAAGTGCCGATAAACGCACTTACCGGCGGAGGGGCTATGTCAAATAACCCCTCTACTTGGTGCGATTTCGATACGGCTGTGAGAGCCTCGGAAAAACATTCGGGCATAGGATTTATGTTCGGCGGCTGTCCGTATTTCGGTGTTGACATTGACGGCAAAGAGGAGGAGCTTGAGGCATACCAAAGGGGAGAGAACGGCAACATCATATCCGAATTTATCTCCACCCTGCAAAGCTATACTGAGATATCTCAATCGGGCAAGGGCATACATATCATATGCAGAGGAACGCTCCCAAAGCGTGGCAGACGCAAAGACTCAGTTGAGATGTATGAGGACGGCAGATTTTTCGTTATGACAGGCAACTCCTGCTCAGAATATGAGAGTATCGCAGAGTGTTCCGACAGCATAAAGCCATTGCACGAAAAGTACATAGGAGGCGGTCACGAGCCTGTGGCAAAGGCTGTTCCTGCTGTCAGACTTGACACCGCAGACCAGATAATCAAAGCGGCGGCAGGTGCAAAGAACGGCGGAAAGTTCGTGTCTCTCTACAGCGGCAGCACCGCAGGGTATACCTCTCAATCTGAGGCTGATATGGCGTTCTGCTCAATGCTTGCCTTCTGGACAGACTGTGACGCAGAGAAAATGGATATGATATTCCGTTCCTCAGGTCTTATGCGTGAAAAGTGGGACAGGGCGCAAAGCGGTTCGACCTATGGCGCACTCACGATCCAGAAAGCCATTGCAGATTGCGACAAGACCTATTCGCCAAAGTTCGCAGGGGGATTTTCTCTTAACTTCAAGTCACCCTCTGAACCGATTTCTGTGGGTGCTGTGGAGCAGGAAGAAGCCAAGCCAAGACTTTATTCATTTGACGATACGGGCAACGCAGAACGCTTTGTTGACCTTTTTGGCGAGCAGGTGAGATACTGCTACACAGACAAACGCTGGCTTTGGTATGACGGCAGAAAGTGGTGTATCGATATGACAGGCACAGTAAAACGTCTTGCTGATAAGGCTGTGGCTTGTATGGCGGCAGAGGCAAAGGTGTACGCTCAGCTTGACGCAGACGAGGGAACGGATATGGCGAAAGCCTTTGAAAAGCATATGAAGTCCTGCCGTTCTAACAAATCAAAGAACGCAATGCTAAGCGAGGTCATGCACCACGTTCCTGTTCTGCCTGCTCAGATGGACAGATTTAAAACTGTTCTCAATACCCCGGGTGGAGTTATCGACCTGCGAAGCGGCGGCATATCTCCTCACGACCCTATGACATATCTGACGAAAATGACAGCCGTTGAGTATTCAGAGAATGCCGATTGCCCTCGCTGGCTTGCATTTCTTGATGATATTTTTAGAAAGGATAAAGACCTTATCAGATACGTTCAGAAAGCTGTGGGATATTCCCTGACTGGCTCGACCACCGAGCAATGTGCGTTCTTTCTATACGGAACAGGACGAAACGGCAAGTCAACTTTCATTGATATCATAAGGGATATTTTCGGGGACTATGCGGCAAATATCCAGCCTGAAACTATTATGGTGCGCAGTAATCAGAGCACCGCCATAAACAGCGATATCGCAAGGCTCAAAGGAGCAAGGCTCGTGACAAGCGTTGAGCCTAACGAGGGCGTTCGTATCAACGAGGGTCTGCTCAAACAGCTTACAGGCGACGATACTGTTACGGCAAGAAAGCTTTACGGCGACGAGTTCGAGTTCAAGCCTGAGTTCAAACTTTGGATGGCGACAAACCATAAGCCTGTCATCAGAGGAACGGATACGGGCATATGGCGAAGAATTCATATGATACCCTTCACTGTGCAGATCCCCGAAGAAAAGATAGACCGCAGGCTGAAATACAAGCTGTCGGCGGAGCTTACGGGCATATTCCGCTGGGCGGTCGAGGGCTGTTTGCTGTGGCAGAAAGAGGGGCTTAAAATGCCTCGTGCCGTCCTTGAAGAAGTGAGGGAGTACCGCCGTGAAATGGACGTTATCTCTGCATTTGTTGAGGATAAGTGTACTGTGGGCAAGGGCCTGAGCGTTAAGTCAAGTCAGCTTTTTGCGGCATATCTTAACTGGGCTGAGCAGAACAATGAATATCGTATGAGTTCAACAAAGTTCGGTATGGAGCTTGCAAAACGCTTTGAGAAAGTAAAAGGCAGAGGGTGCAATTATTATTCAGGTATAACCCTTGACGAGCAAGTGTAAGTATCTGTAAGTGTGGAGGGTTGTGGATAGGTTGAGGGGTTTCTTAACCTTTCGTATATGAAAATAAAAAAAATATATATAAAGAAAGAGTTCTTGAAAAACAGCGAAAACCCTCCACAACCCTCCACAAAAGGGGGTATCAACTATAAAGATAGATTTCAAAAGAATGTCACAAGAAGAGTTCGCACGATATGAAGATATGGCGATAGACGGCAGGCTCATCTATGACGAGTATCCTGCTGAGGAATATAAGTATTTCTCGCAGTTATCAAGACTTGGCTACAAGAACAGGCACGAGGGGTGGTCAAAAGAGATATGCGAGGACAAGCAGGCGGAATACAAGCGGGAGTATCTTCACAGTAAAGAGCGAAACGGCAGATTTTTCAGGCAAGCCTGCATAATGCAGGAGAATATCCGCAGAGGGCAGACAACGGTCTGGAAGATAAACAAAACGCAGGACAGGGAAGAAAAGCTCAAATACGCATTGCAGGCGCTTGAACTGATACTCTGCGACGAGGGGCTTGCAAAACATAACGGCGTAAACATACCCGAATATGCAGGCTGTGAATACTGCAATGGAGTGACAGAGTGGAGCGAAAAGCTTGGTGCAGACGGCAAGGAAGTCCGCTTTGAGTTCTGCCCTGTTTGCGGAAGAATGATCGAGGAGGGATAAAGGTTGACAGCAGAAGAATATTTGAACAAGCTGGTGGATATAGACAAGCGTATATCGGCAATAAGGCGTGCCATAGAAAAATGCTATGCAAGGGCTGAGAGTACATCGCCGCAAAGCTCCGATATACCGCCCAGCTTTACAGGCGGCACGTCAAGAAAGATAGAAGACAGCGTTGTGATGATAGCGGACTATAAGACGGAGCTTGAAAAGCTTTGCAAAAGTTACGAACAGATGTCATACAATGTATTGTGTATCACGGACAGTATGCCTGACAGCAGACTTGCGGCGTTGATAATCAACAAATACATAAACGGAATGTCATGGGAACGAACAGCTGAGGCTCTTGACCGTGAGGCAAATTACACTCGCAAGGTGCTTGGTCCAAATGCGATAAAAATGTTCAAGAAATTTTATCAGACACCCGAAAAAGCCCTTGTATCACCCCTGTCAAGAGAGTATAATGATAATATGCCATAACGGCAAAAATTTCTTTGCGGACCTCCATAAAAAAGTCCGACGGGGCGAAAGCTCCGTATGCAGGTTGAGAGCGAGCCAGCTCAACATCTGCTCCAACATTTACTTAACTCCTTATAATATATTTGTGAGAGGCACTCCTATGGGGTGCCTTTTGCGTTTAGTACTTACAAATTCGTAGAAACAATGATCAAAAGCATTGACAAAATGAATTTATTTATGGTTAATAAATTCATATAAGCTGAAATATTTTCATATCTATATGCATATGACAGATGTATTTTAAAACTTATGGTTGACAACACTACGGCATTATGGTATAATATATAAGATTATTGCAATTAAAAATTGCGATGGTTAGACACAATGATTGAGAGTGTACAATAAGTAGTAAATAAAAAAAGAAGGCAGTTGGTGGCTACCTTCTTTTTGGGGCTTGTCTTATTTTGAATTAAACATCAAGTTAGTGATAACTGCTATGATTACATCAATGGTTGCTTCTGGGAAGATACGCAATGTGAAACAAATCACTAGTGTAAGAATAGACACTTCAAGCGAGCTATACATCCTACTACTCGATGAGCGGTTGTTTCTATCGCTCATATTATACACTCTCCTTTCTTGGTATTATTTTCTTTTAAAACTTGTCCTATTGCCTCACATTTAGTTCGGCTTGGTTTTAAATTGGTTATAAAAAAAGTACAAGTGGAAATACACTCCCACTTGTACTAACTTGCAACTCGAATACTGTGTCAAACAGTTGCTAAGTGATAAAGTTTGACACAATTTGGCTATTTGTGTGCAACAAAAATATAGTAGGATGTAGGTGCGATATATTCAATATCATTTTGAGTATTAACATTCTGATTTCCTCGTCAAATTTAAGGGCTTATTTTTTACAGTCTAGTCGCCATTTGTTATTTAAATTACGGTTGGTTTATTTTATTTGCAGTGTACTGCCATCCATGTATTATACATGGATTTTTATTATACATGGATTTTTTGGCCTTTTTATAAATAATATATTAACATTGTTTAAAGAATTGTCAGTTGGTTGAAATTTAACTTTTCATTAAATTTATATTTGTCGGTTTTATTATATCAGAGTATTTCCGTTAATATTGCGAAAATGAGTTTGGTAGCTTACCAGGCTCATTTTTTTTATAAATAAATTAGTTAATCGAGGTGAGGTGAATGCCGAATGAACAGAATTTAATAGTTCCAAGCTCGAGTGAAGCTCGAAAAAACGGCTCGAAAGGCGGTAAAAAATCAGGCGAAGTCCGCAGGCGTAAAAAGACTATGAAGCAGGTAATGGACTTCCTGCTTGAACAGCCTGCCAATACCAGAGCAGACTATGAGTTTCTAGTGGAGCAGGGCATTGACCTTAACAGCCTTGACCCCGACTTCATAAACAATATGCTTCTTGTGAATGCGGCTCTTATGGCAAGGGCTAAGCAAGGGGACGTTGCGGCGGTGAAAGAGCTGCGTGACATTATCCGTGATGACGATATGCTCAAACATAAGATAAAATACGATAACGCAAGGCTCAGGCTTGAAAAACAAAAGCTTGAGCCTGTTTCTATGCCTGATAAGGCGTACAGCGGTATCCCTGCGAGCCTTGTCGCTCCTACGTTCTCGCCTGTCCTGTTCGATATTGCAGAGCAGGAACATTCTGAGTATGTTTTCCCTGGCGGACGTGGCTCGACTAAATCTTCATTCTGCGGTCTGAACGTTATCGACCTGCTGATGAAGAACGAGAATATGCACGCCTGCGTCCTGCGTGCTGTGGCGAATACTCTTAAAGACAGCGTTTATTCTCAGATACTCTGGGCAATATCTGCACTTGGTCTTGATGATGAGTTTGCCTGCACAAAGTCGCCCCTTGAGATCACACGCATTTCAACAGGGCAGAAAATATACTTTCGTGGTGCCGATGACCCGCACAAGATAAAGTCTATCAAGCCGCCTTTTGGCTATATCGGCATCGTGTGGTTTGAGGAGCTTGACCAGTTCGGCGGTGAAGAAGCTGTGCGAACGATAGAACAGTCTGTTATAAGAGGCGGCGAGAGAGCATATAAGTTCAAGTCTTTCAACCCTCCGAAGTCGGCTCAGAACTGGGCGAATAAATACATCAAAGTGCCGAGAACGGACAGACTTGTTACCGAAAGCACTTATCTTACTGTGCCGAAAAAGTGGCTTGGCAAGCCTTTTCTTGATGACGCCGAATTTCTCAAAGAAACCAATCCCACTGCCTATGAGAACGAGTATATGGGCGTTGCAAACGGCACGGGCGGCAATGTTTTCGATAACGTCCTCATAAGAGAGATTACCGACAACGAGATAGCACAGTTCGATAACATCTATAACGGCGTTGACTGGGGCTGGTATCCCGACCTTTACGCTTTTGTCAGAGTGCATTATGCTCCTGCTCAGCACACGCTGTTCATATGGCAGGAGTACACCTGCAACAAAACAAAGAACATTGATACCGCAAAGCATTTGCTGGAGCTTGGTATCACAGCAAACGATCTTATCACCTGCGACAGTGCAGAGAATAAGTCTGTTGAGGATTACAGAGCATACGGCTTGCTTGCGAGAGGCGCAGAGAAAGGCCCTAACAGCAGGGAGTATTCATATAAGTGGCTGCAATCTCTGCGGAGTATCGTTATAGATAACAAGCGTTGTCCTGTGGCTTGCGAGGAGTTCATCAACTGCGAGTATGACAGGGATAAAGAGGGCAACGTTATAAGCGGCTATCCCGACGGCAATGACCACGTTATCGACGCCGTTCGGTATGCAATGGAAAGAGTATGGAAAAGGCGGGGTCAGTAAGCTATGGGCATTATTTCAAAAATAAGGGAGTGGATAAGCAGAATGCTTTCAAAGTCAGATATAAAGGGCGTTTACGGTATTGATATCGCCGTGACGGACAGTATGATAAGAGCTATCGACAAGTGGGACAGAATGTATGCAGGTAATGCAGCACCCAAGGGAGTTCACTCTCTGCGGCTTGAACACGCAGTTGTGAGGGAGTTTGCAAACACGGCTATCAATGAAATGGCCCTGAAAGTTTCCAACGATAAGCTTGATGTCATAATGAAAAACGCCCTTGAAAACCTCAACAAAAATCTGCAAAGAGGTCTTGCAACAGGAGCAATGATAATAAAGCCGCTGGGTGCTGATAAGGTGCAGTATGTTCCGCAGTCACAATTTATCCCTGTGGAGTATGACGTGAACGGCAGGCTTATAAAGGTCATTTTCCCTGAAATAAAACGCATGGGCGATAATGATTACCGCATAAGGCTTGAATATCACGCTCTGGACTATGAAAAAGGACTGACTATCACAAACAGGGCTTTTCGCTCCAATGACGGCGTGTCTCTTGGTGCTGAGATACCTCTCACGGCTGTCTCAGAGTGGACAGAGCTTATCCCTCAGATAGCCTATCCCCTTATGCTGCGACCCTCTTTCGGCTATTATGTCAACCCTATCGACAATACAGTTGATGGTTCACATTCAGGCGTATCAGTGTTCGCAGGGGTGGAAGAAGTCATAAGAAAAGCTGATATCCAATTCGGCAGGCTCGATTGGGAGTTTGAATCTGGGGAGCGTGCCATAGACGTTGACGAGGCTGTGTTAAGACCTGTGACAGACCCGTTCACAGGTAAGAAGCGTGCAGAAATGCCTAAGCTCAATGAACGGCTTTTCAGAGGGGTAAACGTGTCGGCTGGCACGAGCGGTGACTTTTATCACGAGTTCTCACCGCAGTTAAGGCAGGCGGATTTTATCGCAGGACTTGAAGAATACAAGCGTGAAATAGAGTTTACTGTGGGGCTGTCCTATGGGGATATCTCAAACCCACAGACAGTCGACAAGACAGCCACAGAGATAAAGTCATCAAAGCAGAGAAAGTTTGATACTGTCACGGCGATACAAAATAATCTCCGTGTCTGCCTTGAAGACCTGTGCTATTCGCTGGCGTTTTATAATGGGCTTACTCAAAGCGGTTATGAGCTCTCTGTGAACTTCGAGGACAGTATCCTTGCAGATGATGAAACAAAGCGTGCAAGCGATCGTCAGGACGTTTCTATGGGCATTATGCCACTGTGGGAATACCGAATGAAATGGTATGGTGAGGACGAGGAAACGGCTAAGAAAATGACCTCCGACAGCACCGCAGAGGTGATAGAATAATGCTCAAAGCAAGCGAGATAGAGCGAGTTTCAATGGTTCTTGACAACCCCCTGCGTGACCTTGAAATGCAGATAATGGAGGACATCGTCCGCAGGATAAAGATAAACGGCGAGATAACACGTTCGGCGGATTGGCAGATATACAGGCTTCACGAGCTTGGAATGAGCAAGCGTGAGATAAAGAAAGCCATAGCCGATAACCTTGATCTCTCCAAAGCTGAGATAAAAGAGCTGTACAATGAAATCCTGCAAAAAGGCTATGAATGGGACGATAGCATATACAAGACCAAAGGCAAGGCACGGATACCCCTTGAAGAAAATGAGGGTCTGCAAAGGCTGCTGTCGGCTGTATCGGAGCAGACTTCGGGGGAGCTTAAAAACATATCTCAGTCACTCGGATTTGCAGTAAAGCAGCCTGACGGCAAGTTGAAATTCACGCAGGCGGCTGACTTCTATCAGCAGAGCCTTGACAACGCTATAATGGGCATAGCAAGCGGAGCGTTCGATTATAACACGGTCATAAAGAAAGTCATTTCGGATATGACGAACTCAGGCCTTCGCACTGTGGACTATGCCACAGGCTGGAGCAACAGGGCAGACGTAGCCGCAAGGCGTTCGGTGATGACAGGGCTTTCACAGCTGACCGCAAAAATGAATGAGGACAACGCCAAAGAGCTTGGCACAGACTATTTTGAAGTCACTTGGCACAGCGGAGCAAGACCCTCTCATCAAGAATGGCAGGGCAAGGTCTACAGCAAAAAAGAGCTTGAAACTATCTGCGGTCTTGGTACTGTGACAGGTCTGTGCGGAGCGAATTGCTATCACGATTATTACCCCTTTATCCCCGGCATATCTGAGCGTTCCTATACAGATGAGGAGCTTGCACAGATGAATGCAGAGGAGAACAAGCCTGTTAAGTATGGTGATAAAGAGTACACAAAGTATGAAGCTTTACAGCGGCAAAGAAAGCTTGAAACTGCAATGAGAGCACAGCGGCAGAAGATACATCTTCTTGAAGAGGCAGGTGCTGATGAGGAAGATATCATCAACGCACGCTGTCGATATCGTGGCACTTCCCAGGAGTATACAAGGTTTTCAAAAGCAATGGGTCTGCCTCAGCAGAGAGAGCGTGTGAACGCCGACGGACTTGGGAATATCGGGGTGGGAAAAACCAAGATAGACTTGACGCAAAAAGATTATAGTGATATAATTGATATGAAAGGTAAGATGTCTGATATAGACGTGCGAAAGTGGTACAGACACCATAACAAAAATATCCCTCAGCTTATCGACAAAAGCAAGTCTATTGAAGAGCAGGCAAGGCAAGCTTGTGAACTGCGTAACAAATATCGCTTTCAGGCAAGAGAGTTAATGGAAGATCAAAAAGCTCGTAAAACCCTTGACCAGACCGAACCTATCATTTCTTTTGAAGACTTGGTATCAAATAAAATGGTACGAAAAAACATGAGCAGAGAAGAAGCTATAGCAGACACTTTGAAGACCGCTGTAAAAACACGAAGATCAGTAGATAAAAGGTATGGATTGGATGATCAGCAATGAAAAAATATGAATACAATATTTGCACGGCTGCGGACAAAGAAATTTTTGAAAAGCAATGTGCGGCATTGGAAAAGCATATTCCAGGCATTGAACGGTCCGACATGCTGACAGATGTTGACGGCTCACAAACGCAGATATATGAATTAAACGGAAAGAAGATAATCGTACACAACAGTTATTATATTGACGCTGTGTACATTGATTCAGAAGTTGAACTTACAGAGTATTTCAAATGATATTTTTTTACCGCTTGGCTAAGGTCGGGCGGTATTTTTATACCCAAATATCGGAACTAAGCACCTTAACGGGTGCTTTTTTCATACCATTTCGTCCTTGATATGACGTTAAACTGTCAGACTTTCACACCGCAGACAGAGCGGTATATAAGCTATGTAGAAAGGACAAACATATGAAAAACATTTTTGAGATCCTTGCCGCTCTGGGTATCGTTATCCCTGAGGACAAGAAACAGGACATCACAAAACAGGTGGCAGAGAATTATAAGACTGTGGCTGAGTTTGAAAAGGTGAAAAGCCGCCTTGAGGTGGAGCGTGATAACTATAAGGACAGCCTTGATACCGCACAGAACTCTCTCAAAGAATTTGAGGGTGTGGACGTCAAAGAGCTTAACGGCAAAGTCGCACAGCTCACCGCTGACCTTGCTAAGAAAGATACCGAGTATCAGGCGAAGATATCTGATATGGAGTTTGACGCTGCCCTTGATAACGCTATCTCGGCAAGCAAGGCAAGAAATGTCAAGGCTCTTAAAGCTTTGCTTGATGTGGAAACTCTCAAAACTTCCAAAAATCAGGCTGAGGATATCAAGACGGCTATCGAGAACGTTAAGAAAGATAACGATTATCTTTTTGAAAGTTCCGAGCCTATCAAGAACCCGGTTGCTCCCACGGGGACGCCTGCCGCAGGTGAAGTGAGCAAGGAAACCTTTGCAAAAATGGGGTATATGCAGAGGTTGGAACTTAAACGAACAGACCCCGAAAAATACGAACAGTTGAAAGGATAGGATATTATGAAAATGACAAATGGCATTAGAATTTCTATGCAGTATTTCGCAGAGCAGACAAAGATCACCGACCTTATCGATCCTGAGGTAATGAGTGATATGATCGACGCAAAGATAGAGTCTAAGATAACTGTATCTCCCTTTGCGAAGATAGACAGAAAACTCGTTGGCGTGCCTGGCGATACTATCACAGTGCCGCAGTATAAGTATATCGGCGATGCAGTTGATGTTGCAGAGGGCGTTGAGGCCGAAACTGTCAAGCTTGAAACAGACTCCACTCAGGCTAAGGTGAAGAAAGCCATGAAAGTGGTGGAGATAACCGACGAGGCTCTTCTCAGCGGCTATGGCAATCCTGCGGGTCAGGCGACTTCACAGCTTGCAATGTCTATCGCTTCTAAGGTGGACGCAGACAGCATGGACGCACTTATGAAAGCCCAGCTCATCTATGACGGCTCGGCTTCTGCTATCTCTTACAGCGGCATTGTTGACGCTGTTGACAAGTTCAATGAGGAGCTGAACACCGAAAAGGCTATGTTTATTAATCCTCATCAGAACTCACAGCTTAGAAAGGACCCGAACTTTATTTCTGCCGATAAGTATGACGGCAATGTGGTAATGACAGGCGAGATAGGCAAAATAGCGAACTGCCGTATCGTTCCGTCAAAGAAAGTTTCACTTAACGAGGCTATCCCAGAACAGTATGTGAGAGTTGACAGCGATGCAGAGGGTGCAAAGGAAGTTGTTGCAGACAGCACAGCTTCACCAACTGCTTCACAGATAAAGCTCGGCTCAGTAACGCCTTGTGCAGAGGGTTACGCTCCAAAGGTGGGTGACTATGTTGTAAAGAACGCCGCTGTCAAGGCTGGCACTTTCTACATATGCCCTATCATCAAGCTCAACGCTGATACTGAAACAGAGGACGAAACATCAGCTCTGACTATCTACCTCAAGCGTGACACCAACGTTGAAACAGAGAGAAGAAGCACAAAGCGCTGCACAGATATCTCTGCTGACAAGCATTACACTGTGGCTATCTCAGATCAGTCAAAGGTAGTGCTTGCAAGATTCAAGAAGTAAAGAGGTGCGGCAGTATGAAAGCATATGCAAGCGAGAGCTATTATATAGGCGTTTATCTTTGCGGCAAAGAGCCTGACATATCTGCCGCTTTTGACTTCTATGCAATGCAAGCCACAAGCCTTATGAAGCAATATACCCTTGACAACGTTGACGAGAACGATATCCCCGAAGAAGTGAAAATGTGCTGCTGCGAGCTTGCGGAGAATATCTTCAAGGCAGAGCAGGAGGGCGGCACTCAGGGGGTATCTTCCGAAAGCGTTGGGGGTTGGTCAAAGTCATATGAAAGCTCAGATATCCGCAGGCAGAACGCTGACAGAGCCGTTCACGATATCGTGTACAAATGGCTCAGCGGAACAGGGCTGCTTTACAGGGGGGTGAGGTAAATGCTTGCAAACAGCGATTGCACGGTGTATCTTTTCGACAAGCAGACAGGGGGATTTGTGCGGAAATATGCAGAAAAAGTTTATTGGTGCGAAAACAGGTCGGGAAGTATCGTGAAAAGCGGTATGCAGACCTCAGACAGCACAAGGGTGTATTTCTATGACGATAATGCACCGAAAACCCCTGCAAAGGATATGCTTGTAAAAGGAAAATGCGAGTTTGAGTTTGATAATCAAACGCCGCAGAGCATATCTGAGAGCATGAAAATGTTCCGTGAGGAGTATGACTTTGTTACGGTAATGAGCATTGATGATTATATGTTCGGCGGTCTGCCACATATGGAGGTGAGCGTGAAATGAAGATAGGTCAGCCTATGGACAGCAGGGCTATCACTTGGGATAAGTCCTTTGCAGGCAAGTATTCAGAACGCTTTGATAAGGCTCAAAAGTTCATTGACGCCGAGTGCATAAGGCATATGGTGAAGTATACACCTACCCTCAGCACTAATCTGAGAAAGTCTGCCACGAGAGGCACAAAAATAGGCAGCGGCAAGATACAGTATCTTGCACCTTACGCACGCTATCAGTATTACGGCAAGCTTATGGTATCCTCTGTTACAGGCTCTGCATACGCCCGACATGGAGAAAAGAAAGTGCTGACGGACAAAGGCCTTGTTTACAGCACTTTTAAAGAGCCACTTGCCGGTAAGCTTTGGTTTGAGCGAATGAAAGCCGACAAGAAAAAGCAGATACTCAGAGGAGCGGCGGCGATAATGGGAGGCAAAGCGAAATGAACATAATCGAGCTTGTGAAAGATATTTTGCAGCAGTTTCCGAAAATATCGGAGGTTTGCAACGATATCCATATCGACTTTACCGACGATACGCCAACAAATTACGGCTTGTCCTCAACAGGCGACAGCCTTATAAGCTCTGATATTCTGGGTGGTCAGACAAGACAGCACAACTTCATTCTCTATGCTGTGTATCAGTCTATGAACGACTTTGACAGAATGTCAAACAGCGGCGTATTGCTTGAATTGCAGATGTGGCTTGAAAGCTATGCAGACAAGCACCGAGATACCACGTTCACTACCATAACAGAGGACGAGGAAAGGACAGGCGTTCTTGAAAAGCTCACCTGTGCAAACGGAATGATATATGCAATACCAAATGAAAACACAAACGATACTGTGCAGTATCAATTGCAGATAGCGGCACAGTATCAGATATAAAAGGAGGAAAACATATGCCTGATTATTCATACAAGAGCGGAAAGCTCAACAGAAGCCATCTTCTGCATTATCTTGACACTACATTCGCAGCGGTCGCCTCATCACCAAGCTGGTATCTTCTCGGCAAGGACGTTGAGGACGCAAGTGTGGCACTCAACCCTGACACTTCCACAAAGAAGAATATCCTTGATGAAACCACAGTTGAGGACAACGGCTATGAGCCTGAGTTCGACCTTGACACATTCTATGCAAAGCCCGGTGACGCACTTTACGAAAAGCTCAAGGATATCATGATGAATCGTCTTACCGGCGACGCCTGCAAGACAAGCGTGCTTGAAGTCATCGTTGACAAGACCACAGGCGCGTATGACGCATGGACGGAAGATGTCATAGTCAAGCCGCAGTCATATGGCGGACCACAGGGGGGCGTAAATATCCCGTTCAACTGCACCTTTGCAGGAAACAGAGTGAAAGGCTCTGTCACCTTTGCGGCAGGCGTGCCAACGTTTGCAAAGACTACGGAAGAATAAACTATATGACAAACATATGAAAGCACTTCGTTCAGAGCGGAGTGCTTTTTGTTTGCCATAATACAGAAAGGATGATAGAAATGTCAATGCAGTCAATAAATTTTAACAGCGGCAATTACAAAGAGTACGCTATAAACGGTGACGAGAACAGAGTTATAAGGATAAACGTGTCAGACGTTGGTATCATCACAAGGATACAGGACGCTATGAGCAATGCTGACAATATCGCAGAAGAAGTGTCAGAACGTGAGAAGAACGAGGACAGAACTCAGCTTCTCAAAGAGTATGACCAGCGTGCAAGAGAAATGGTCAATGACATATTTGGAAGCGATGTGTGTACGGCGGCGCTTGGAAGCGTGAACGTGTTCTCTGTGGCTTCAAACGGCAAGCCTGTGCTTGTGAACTTCCTTGAAGCGCTTCTTGTTGTGGTGGTGCAGGAGATAAAGTCAGCACAGACTGCGGCTCAGATAAAGCTCGAAGAAAAGGTGGAGAAGTACACCGCACCTGTTATCGCTCATCAACATATTGCTCAGCCTGCGGTCAATGTGGCGGAGCTTTCTGACGAGGACAAAAAGGCTCTGCTCAGGGAGCTACTGAAATGATAGGCAGTTTGCCAACAGCCCTTGAAATAGACGGCAGAGAGTATGCCATACACTCGGATTTTCGGGTCATACTGCGGATATATTCAGCCTTTGCAGACCCCGAACTTGACGAGCGTGAAAAGTGCTATGTGTGTCTTAAATGCCTTTACGCTGAGGATATCCCACGAGAGCATTTGCAGGAGGCTGTCAACAAGGCTTATTGGTTTGTAGGCGGTGGAGATGTTCCGCAGGAGAGTGTTCAGCCTGCAAAAACTATCGACTGGGAGCAGGACGAGAGTATTATTTTTCCTGCGGTGAACAAGGCGGCAGGCTTTGAAACGAGGACGGTAAAATATCTTCATTGGTGGACTTTTCTCGGCTATTTCAATGAGATAGGCGAGGGGCTTTTTTCGTCTGTTATAGGCATACGGCAAAAGCTTAACAAGGACAAAAAGCTTGAAAAATACGAGCAGGAGTTTTACAGAAACCACCGCAATATGATAGACCTTAAACGAAAGCTCTCAGCAGAAGAGCAGAGGGCTGAAAACGAGGACAAAGAGTTTCTGAAACAACTGACGGGAGGTGAATGACAATGGCTGATGGGTGCTTGAATTTTGACACCAACATAAACAGTGAGGGCTTTGAAAAGGGCTTGAAAAGCCTTTCCGATATGGTGGGGGATATCAAGCCAAAACTTAAAAGCCTTGCAATGGCTCTGACAGCTGCATTCTCCGTCAAGAAGCTTGTGGACTTCGGCAGGCAATCCATAGAAACAGCCTCAGACCTTGCGGAAGTTCAGAACGTTGTTGACACGGCTTTCGGTGAATCAAAGCAGAAAATGGAGGACTTCGCTGACACGGCTGTAAAGACCTACGGCATTTCAAAGCTCACCGCAAAGCAGACAGGCTCAAACTTCATGGCAATGGCGGCAGGAATGGGGCTTGCCAATGACAGTGCAAGCGATATGGCTATGGCTCTTACAGGGCTGTCGGCGGATATGGCGTCATTTTATAATGTCGGTCAGGACGTAGCAAGCACGGCGCTGAAATCAATTTTTACAGGCGAAACTGAGACCCTCAAACAGTTCGGTATTGTTATGACGGACGCCAATTTGCAGGCGTATGCACTTTCAAAGGGTATCACGAAGTCAACTGCCGATATGTCGCAGGCTGAAAAAGTCCAGCTGAGATACAACTACGTTATGTCACAGACGGCTCTTGCTCAGGGGGACTTTGCAAAGACTTCTGACAGCTGGGCGAACCAAACTAGAATACTCTCTGAGCAATGGAAAGAGTTCGGAGCGACTATCGGCACTGTGCTGATGAACGTTCTTCTGCCTGCTGTCAAGGCAATAAACAGTCTGCTTTCACAGCTCATAGCTTTGGCACAGGGGGCAGCGAGGGCACTTTCAGAGGCGTTCGGTTTTGAACTAAGCAACAGTGCAGACGAGGCTCAAAGCATAGTGAAAAGCACCTCTCAGGCGGCGGATAATTACAGCGATATAGCCGACAACGCACGACAGACTCAGGAGGCACAGGAAGGCTCTCTTGCAAGCTTTGACCAGATGAACAAGCTGAATGATGAGAGCAAGTCAGACAGCACTGGGGCTAGCGGAGCCGGGGAGATAATGCAGCCTTCCGGGACCAGCGTTGAGGTGGATACAGGAAAGGCAGAAAGTGACGTATCTGCTTTGGCGGACAGTCTTAAAAAGAAATTTGAAACTATGTTTGAGCCATTGCAAAAAGCTTGGGATAAATGCGGCAATGAGCTTGTTAAATCAATGAAGTCCAAATGGACAGAGATAGGCGGTTTGTTATCTGATGTCGGAAAATCATTTGCTGAGGTGTGGTCTAATGGAACAGGTCAGCGAATAAGCGAGGACTTGTTGGAAATATGGACAAACATAAATAATACGATAGGAAGTATTGCTAAAAATCTGCGTGCAGCCTGGAATGAAAATAACATCGGCACAAGCATAGTTCAAAACATAGCCAATGCCTACGAGGCTATGTTCAGACACACCAACGATATAAGCAAAAAGATATCAGAATGGGCTGATGAGGTGGATTTTACACCTATTCTTACGGGCTTTAATGAATTAACAAAAGCCATTGCTCCAATCAATGATGATATAGGAAGTGGTCTGTCATGGCTCTTTGATAATGTTCTGCTCCCTATGGCGAGCTGGACCATTGAGGACGCTATACCTACATTTTTAACTACTCTAGCTGATGTTTTAGAGGGGTTAAGAAACGTTTGGGAGACGGCAGCTCCCGTGCTTAAAGAAAAGCTATGGGACGAATTTTTGCAGCCAATAGCAAAATGGTCGGCAGGTGCTTCGCTTACCATTCTCAAGGGTTTAGGCAAGGCTTTCAGAACTATATGTGAAAGCGTAGATGAAAAGAGTATCGAGGTTCTTGCTGACTTAGCAAAGGCGATGACCGCTATTTATCTTGCGGCTAAAGGAAAAGATCTGATAGAAAAATGGGGCAAATCATTATCTGGGCTTGGTACTGTTTTTCAAGACAAGCTGAAAGCTTTGGATAAACCTATAACAGCTTCGGCGGCAGAGGGAGGCACTACATTCGCAACAAAATTTATGTCAGTTGTCGGTGCAGCTATCGCAGGCTGGGAAATAGGAACAATGATCCGTGACGCCATAGGTCAAGAAAATCTTGATGATTTTTTCTTTCCTATCTTTGACGCTGTTGTTTCGGTTTGGAACTCAATAACAAACTTCTTCACAGAAACAATACCGTCGTTTTGTGAAAGTATAAAAGAAACTTTTCTCGGCTATGCCACATTTTTCTCTGACATATGGCAGGGAATAAAAGATATATTCAGCTCTGTCACTGAATGGTTTACTAATATCTTTGAAAGTGCGTGGAATGGCATAGTTTCAGTATGGTCAGGTACAGTAAACTGGTTTTCAGATGTGTGGCAGGGCATAAGAGCTGTATTTTCGTCAGTCGGGTCGTGGTTTGGAAATGTTTTTTCGTCAGCTTATGACGGAATTAGGAAAGCATTTGCTACTACGGCAGAGTTTTTCAGAAATTTATGGGTAGCCATAAAAGCACCATTCAAAAAGGTTGCTGATTGGTTTAAGGATATATTCTCTAAAGCTTGGCAGGCTGTCAAAGATGTATTTAGCACAGGTGGAAAAATATTTGACGGAATAAAAGAGGGAATAGCAGGAGTTTTCACAACAGTAGTTAATGGTCTTATAGGGGGAATCAATAAGGTCATTGCTGCTCCGCTGGAATTTCTGAATGGCATTTTAAATGACATTCGTGATATTGAGATTGCTGGTTTTACGCCTTTTGATGAGATGTGGGGATATGACCCTATAACTATCCCCGAAATACCCAAACTTGCCCAAGGTGCAGTAATACCGCCGAACTCTGAATTCCTTGCAGTTCTGGGCGATCAGAAGCGTGGCACGAATATCGAGGCACCGCTGGATACTATCACACAGGCTGTTTTGCAGGCTCTTGTGTCTTACGGCGGAGCAGGCGGAAATCAGAAGATAAGCGTTACCATACCGCTTACGCTCAATGGAAGGACTATCACACAGATAGTTATTGATGATATCAACGACTATATCAAGCGCAACGGCAGGTCGCCCATAAGGGCATAGGAGGTGCAGAAAATGAAAAGCAGAGGACTTATATTCGGCAGCGAAAGGGTCGCCACACCTGCGGAAGTGAGCTTTACAAACAACAAGATATGGTCGAACAATGCAGGGCGGACGGCTAACTGCAAAATGGTGGGCGATATAAGAGCCATAAAGAAAACTGTCACGTTGAAATGGTATCATCTCACAGGCGAGGAGACGGCAAAACTCAATGAGTATATCTCCAACGTTGACAGTCCGTTTTTCAGTATCACGCTCCTTGATGAGACATTTCAGGAAAGCACTTTTGACGTTTACGCAGGCGACCCAACTTATGAGGTTTTTGGCTGGGATGAGAACAAGCAGTTCTGCAAAGGCGTTGCGGTGGACTTGATAATGCAGTAAGGGGGCGTTTGAATGTACAAAACAGGGGAGCTTGTGGCACAGCGTATTGAGAGCTATTGCCGTACTTGGCGTTTGTGGATAGAGAATGCAGAGGGCATTATATCAGGCGACAGCATTATGTCAGCTGATAGCTCCACGCAGGCAACAAGCCTTTCCGATGATATCGAGCTGGGTGCCGTGTGTTCACAATCGTGGAACATGACCATAAGTGACACTGAAACAGCGTTTCTTGGTAAAGAGTATGACACATATCTATACCTCATGGATTATGAAACTGACGGCATACTTTCAGACGAAAAGAT